CCAAAACATCATTATATAATATGTTGAAAACACCAGCTGAAGGTATGTTAGATTTTACACCGGGAGAAATCTTTTGCAATTCCTTAATATCATAAGGAACTTTAATCCAGATAACAAAACTACAAAGACCACTATGAACATGTGGTGGGTTAAATTCATGTTTTTCTTGAAAATTAACCCAAATGCTATCAAGATTGGCTCGATGTGTCATTTTGATTTCATCTGGAATCATATGAGGATGTAACTTAAAATATTCCATAAAAAATGGATTAAGCAATTCTGCCATATGTTTGTGTGTGGCCGGTGAAACTCCGAACTCTTTTCTTATGTTCCCAGCAAGTTTTTTATTGAAGACCTCATACTTATTTTTTGCTGTCTCAAAGTCTAATTTCATAGTCTCAATATCGTCAAGCAAAGGACGCAATTCTTCATCAGTAAATTTGGTTTTAATTAAACCAAAATTAGGAAGAACCAATTCTTCATATTTTTTTCCACTTTTTGTTTTTCTCATTTGAACTCACAGTCTACCATAATTTCTGTTAAACAAGCAATCATATTGATTTCATGATCCGGCACAAATGCAGCCTGATATTGATACTTAGCCAAGTGTAGAACCAATTGAGGAACCGAGTTCGGTTGCAATAGTTCATAAAGACCATCATAAATCTTACGATAGATTTTTGCAGGATCATTGTCCAAGTTTTGTGTTACCCATTTACGAGCACCAGCAAAATCTTTAGACTTCAAAGATTTGATAAGGTCAGTCAGTTGAACATCAGCAACAGAGCCGAGAATACCTTTATCGATACTACCAGAAACACCATATCGTTGAAGTTCATTCAAAATACGGCGATTGTCTGGAAAGTGTTTGGTGATGATGGCAGCAACTACATCTTTTTCGTATGTGATATTTTCTTGTGTAAGAATACCCTCAACACGCTTGAAGAAAGCGGTTGCCATCTTGGCTTTAGAACCATTCAACTTGAAGTCAATGCAAGTGCAACGAGAGTGAATAGGATCAATAATCCGATTCTTAAAGTTACAGGTGAATATGAACGAACAATTGTTAGAAAATTCTTCAATGGATGCACGTAGGATCGCTTGTGCATTAGGTGTAAGATAGTCTGCCTCGTCAAGGATAATGACCTTACGACCACCCATTAAAGAAACGGACGATGCATAGTTTTTAATCTTAACACGGATAGTGTCAACACCATTTTCATCGGAACCATTGATTACGATATAGTCACAACCGACTTCTTCACACAAAGCCTTTGCGACTGTGGTTTTACCGACACCGGCAGAACCAGACAACAAGAGATTGGGAATCTCTTTTCTGTTAACATATTCCTGAAAAGTTGTTTTCAAAGAATCGGGAAGGATACAATCTTCAATCGTCTTAGGACGATACTTTTCCACCCACAACATGTGATTCGACATTCAATAACCTCATAATATAAAAATTCATTGTATCACACTTTACGCCATTTGTCATTCTCTTTGACATATAACTTACCATCAGGACCAGGAACAATATTCACCTGAACTTTTTTCTCTGTACCAGGTTTGTATGTTGGACCTATACCCGATATAACATACATGTTTGTTCCATAGTATTTCTGTGGTGGCATTTCTTCACCATATGTTGCACTCAATTTCAACACAGGTTTGGTATCAATCTGTTTTTGTAGTTCTTCGGAAGGAATCTCGTCTTGTTTATAAACAATTCGTTCTTTCACTTCCTTGTAACCTTCAACACCAGCAACAAGTAGGCCAGCAAGGCCTAATGTTTTGGCAAAAGACCTACGAGTTGCTTTTTCCATTTTTAGTGACTTTCTTTGCGGCAGTCTTACGTGGTGCACGTTTCTTTGGAGTAGGAAGTGGATTTACTGATTCCGGAAAGGTTTCAATAATCATTTCTTTTTGTTCTTCAGTCAAAGGACCATTGTCTTTTTCATACTTTGGTTCTTCACTGAATTGAATGGTTGCAACACCAATAGTTCCTGGCATAGGAATTGGATTACCAACCAATTCTTCTTCCTTGAAAGCATCTTCAAGTTGTTGAGTTGTTGGTGTTTCAATCAATTCATATTCAATAGTAGTTTCTGTTTTTTCAGGACCCAATTGAACCAAAGGTGGTTCTGGTTGTTTTTCTACAGTTTTAGACTTGAATAGACCAAATAGTTTACTTAACATCTTTAATGCTTTCTAACAGAGCTTCAAACTCTTTAAATTCTGCAACTTCTTCTTGCAGAGACTGGTTGTATTGAACCTTAGCCATGCGTTTGATAATCTTTTTAGGGATTTTTAATTCGTCATGGGCAAGACTTACCATGTCCGCCATAGATTGTGATGTTGATTTTGCACGTGACATGCACACCACAATTTCTTCAATGTAACCTTTGAGAGACCTAAGTTGTTTCTCATCAAAAGTGCCGTATAATGTTTGAACTTGGTTAGTCATATTTAGAAGGTACTTTCTTTAGATTCGATTGCAATCCAGTATTGAATTTCTTCTTTAGTGTTTTTGAAGTTAGCCAAACCTCTGAATGAGATTTCAACATCGTATGTACCTTGAATCATCTTCAAGTTTTCAGTCTTGAAAACAAGATTGAAAGATTTGCCATTACCATCACCAACCTTGATAGAACTGGTGTGTTGTGAATCATCCTTGGCGTCATATGCAACAAGGTCAACAGTCTCACCATCAGACTTCAATGCAATGTTTGGTGATGATAGGATTGCGGCAGAACGCATAATTTCTGCATAATCAGCATCAGACAAGGTGAAAGAATAATCAATGTCATTCAACTTAATTTCTTTTTCTGGTGGAACCACGATGGTGTCTTTTGACGCCATACGATACTTGGTCTTGCTACGGCCACCTTTAAAGGTAACATTTGAAGCATCAAACTCAAGTTCAACATCACCTTTGAACATAGAGTGAACCAACAAGAATTGGTTCAAATCATACACACAAAAGTCTTGTGGAAATTCATCTTTCAATAGAGCTTGTGCCAAGACAGATTTACCTGCCGAGATGGTTGTCAATTTATTACCTTGTTTGAATTCAAGGTTTTGGTTAATCGTAGAGAAGTTCTTCAATACGGTAAGTGTATCAGCTGATAGTTTCATTTGTTTTCCTCATTATGTAAAGTTTCCTTAGAATAGATTATATCATGTTCATAAAGAAACATCAAGCAGCACATAGCATGTGCCAAGTGATGAATACCAGATTCTGGATCATCTTGTTCGCCACGTTTCCAAGCCCAAACATGCCTTTGAAGTGCATCAAAATACCTACGTTTAGAATCTGGAACTTTTTGCCAGTTGTCACGTTCGTATTTTTGTGCACCAAAGGTAAGAACCTTTACGGTTTCTTCTAGTGCAAATGGTGGCAGTAAACCATATTCTAGTTTACCACCATCAAATTTGCGACCAGGTTCTTGGACCTGAGTGGACACAGCAACCGGAACATTGATTGGTGTTTCATCATCACTGTTGCGATATCCAGTATCAGTCATTACATTTCTCCAACAAAGTTTGCTACTGCTGGCATGTCACCGTGGAAGTGATAGGTACCAATGTGTGCAGTACGCATCCATGGACACAAGAATATTTGTCCACCCATCTTGCGCCACATTTGACAGAACATATAATCTTCTGACAAGTAACGGTCTGAACCGCCACCAGTAATGGAATCTTTTGTATCAATCACGGTATCAAAGAATGCGTGAATGTAACGTGAACCATCAAAGTGTGCCTGACCAACGTGGTCTGGCTTGTAACGAATCATTGGATATTGTTCTTCCATCTTAGAGAAGACTTCACGTTTGACCATCATGAAACCAGTACCAATTTCTAATACGTCTAGAGGTTCTGTTACATTAAATTGTGCTGTACCCTTAACTGGATTGAACACAAAGTCACCAACAACTTTTTCAAGTTGAGCAGGATCAAGATTTGGATTCTTTTGCAATGCTCTAACAGCAGAACGCCATTTGATTGCTTTCTTAGGATATGGACCACCGATAACATCTTTATCTAAGGCCAACATAGCAATAACGTCTTGAGGATTGAAATTAATATCCTAGTCAATAAACAACAGATGTGTACACTCGGAACGATGAATAAACTCGTCAACCAAATAGTTACGAGCTCTTGTAATTAGGGACTCATTGAATAAGAATGAGAATTTAACTTGTATGCCGTATTGCATACAAAGACCTTGCAAGTCTAAACATGCTTTCATGTATAGACCATGATTTTGCCCACCATACATTGGTGTTGCAACGAAGATACTATACTTTCTTAGTTCTTCTGTTTTAATTGAAATTTCCATGTAGACTCCAAGATATAAAAAGAAGGGAATCGACTAGCGATT